GCATGACTGTCGGGTGAAATCATACATACGACGAATACCTACTCACGGTATCGAAGTTGTCAACTATCTTCAGTCAATTTTATATTGAATCGAAGACACCACTTTACTGATCTGATACGTCGTCCTAATAACCTTTTTTTTTTGGGTTTTAGTGACTGATGTAGACAGTGACAAATTGAAGTGTAGATTTGCTTTAACAGCATTTGCGAACACACTTTTAAAGGGTGGTGTCGCATTTGATAGTTGGTATCGGGAACTATCCGAGCCGCTGTCAGTTATACTCTAACAGAGAGTCTTCCAACGAAAGTCCATAACACGACTTCGCTGGGTCCATTCTAGTTTCTACTAACGTCCATAACTCGACGGGCAGAAACCATACCAAAATGAAACCTACTACCATTACTAACGTCCATAACTCAACGGGTAAGTGGAAGTAGGCGAACGCACACATCTATTTATAACTAACAATAACAACGTCCTTTATAGACGAAGGAACGATGCAGTTAGTATCGGGTGCGATCATCCTGGCCTCAGTAAATTTCGCAAAATTAAGAGAGTCAGGCAAAGTAACATAAGAGTCGTCCGGAAAATCGATCCAATGATCGGTAGCCTCACTATTAGGCACCGCCGACGTCCACTTAAGTGAGAGGTCGGTCTTATTCGAAACACCATAACCGGTTCGAGAAGACTTAATATCGAGCTTCACAAGACTGCTCTGTGAAGGAGCATGTTCTATAGGAGCCGAAGTTGTACCTCCATCTAAGTTGGAAGGTAACAAAGGAACGATTTCGGGACTTTTAACCGCCTTAGCCGACTTTCGACGTTTGAAAGCGGCTTCGACCAAAAGCTGAAACTGTGAAATCTCCGGTTCGACCGGAGATTCGTCAGAATGGTCGGATTTCATCTGGCGGTAAAGATAAGCATCTAACTCATCACCAAGACCGGCTTCAACGTAAGAACAAAAGGCCTCGTCCGAAGTATCCTTGCCCTCGGCAAAGGCAGTTTCCCAATGACCAGCATTAGTGAAACCTTCGGCCTCCTTATTGGCGATTGCAGATTGCAACGCTCGATTACGCTCATTGTCTTCGACTTCGAAAGACTTGGTCGGCCACAAACGAATCTTCTTCCCGGTTTGAGACGCTCCCGTGCCCGGTCCTACGGGAACCGGACTTCAGATGCGATCGCCAGTGACGGCATAGACGGCACTCATAGTGACCGTCGCCAACACTGCATTCGGGTTCAAAACAGAACTACCCGAAATGATGTTGACATGGGCCGCACCTTGAATGGTCGAGCCCGGACCGTCAGCCGGTATAAAGAAAGAACCCGAACCCGACACAATAAAGTGTCGGGTCAGGGAATTGGACCAACGCATGTTGAGCAGGGCCTTCTGCCTAGCGGAAGCAGTCGTAACTGCATTCGCGCCAGTGCCAGTCGTAGTCGAGGCATTAGCACCCGACACGCCAGTGGCGCCATTGGCGACCACATAATAGAACAAACAAAAGTCGCCATGCGACCCGAAGTCTCCGTGGACCGAAAGTTCGAGTCCAATGAATTCCCAAATAGAAAAGGGAATCGTAACTGTCGTACCGTTAAGTTGGTCGGCACTCCAACTGGCCACGGTCAAAGTGTTGACCTGATTCGCACTGCCATTACCAAGCGTAAAAGGATTACGCTGGAGCAAGTACAAATCACGGCCAGCCAAGAGCGCGGACCGAGACTTCAACTGAGGGTCGAACCTCAAAGATCGTTGGGAGCTAGAAGCTACCCAAAGCGGCGGAGCCGCAACGTAAGCAGCCCGAGAGGTCTGCGCGACCTGTTGTTGTTGTTGTTGCTGTTGTTGTTGTTGAGGACGCGTCCTCTGGGTAACCTGCTGAGTGCGCAGGCGATCTTGTTCACGGTCACGCGGAGGCGCTACTTCGTACTGCCCCGTTTGCCAGTTCTTCCTCTGAAGAACGGCACCGTGCCAAGACGCATTGTGTTGACGGAGCGAATTAGCGTCTCTAAACTGACGCCCGTCATTGCAGGTACCACAAGTGATGACTTGTGGAGCGAGCGGTGGTGGAGCCTGGAGCTCCTGCTGATTCGGTTGTACGAAATCAGCCTGAATCCCAGGTCCAAAACCACCACGGCCACGCCCACGGCCACCACGACCACGACCACGTCCACCACGACCGCGTTGTTGGTTAAATTCAGACATTTTATATGTAATTCAGAAATGAATACTTGTAACAATGTTGAACCAAACAATCTAGTGGTGTGAGTTGTACCTAGGTCTTTCAAATTTACATATAAATTGTAGCCTAGTACATAAGTAACAAACAAGATTAGCGACTCATCTTAGTCGACTCTTCACAAGAAAAAGAAAAGAAAGGAAAAGAAACCAAACGGGTTCATTGTTGTCCCGAGTACCTTTATACTCCTCGGAGTGGGTAATACCATTACTCCTAAGGCCGTCGTTTCGTGACGGACATCGGACGAATACGGGCTCTCAAGGTTGCCAACCTCACGGTTGCCCTATAGCTTAGGCTCCGTTCCACGCTACCAAACACCGACACACAAGACCTAGACCGACTTAAAGGTTGAGCGCAGGTGCGACTCCAACCTCAGGACTCCTGCAATCTCTGTCCAAACTATAGGAGGAGTTCGGAACGATCCTAGGATTTTCACGCTCTTCGAACATTTCTTCGAAGTCCTCCTTACTCAAATGAGTGAGAGACTTTACAATGTCGAGTGAGTTGAAAACCGAATGCATACGCATCGGACCAGTTTCGTAATCCGGACCCTCTTCGTTTTTGAGAAGTTCGGCATTTTGTGCAATGAACTCTCCATAGGCTTCCGGCCTCATCTTTTCCTGACGTTTAATCCAGAACCGGACAGACTCCATAGCCTCCATAAAATGGGTGTAAGAGCTATAGTTTTTGGACAAAATCGAGTTCATCTTACGGTAGATGTTGTCACACATCACCGTACCAACGATTTTTCCACAAAACTCTGCCGGTTCTTCGAAACACTTAATAGCCTGAAGTCGAGTAGACTCAGCCAATTTAATAGCGTTCGCAGTTATAAGAGTCAAGTTGAGTTGACGTTTGAAAGCGTCATCCCCTTTGATAACCATACAAAAGGGGCCTTGACCTTGGAAAAGATAATTAGTGATCATGCCACCTAACATGGAATTGGTGAGCAAGGTCGCCGGATCGCCAGACAATTTCTCGAATTCGAGTCTACCTTTTAGACCGCCATCGGAAAGAATAGTCGAACCACTACAAAAGTTATAGTAGTGGTCGAGCATCTCTTCCGAAACGCCAAATCGAAGGAACAAAGACTTGGTGATCAACTGACACATCTCATCTTGTTGAGAGTCGTATTTAACGAAGTCAGTGACACCATTAACCGCAGTGGGTGGGACCTCAGAAAGAGCAGCGTTAACCTTATCCTGTAATTGATCCTCAGTCAAACGATTATCGTAGATAACGTTCGACTTTAAGGAATCAAGGATCAAAAGGTTAATGTAGCGCATGCACACACTAAATGTGACATGAGCGCTCTTATCGAAAGGAGAAACGCCCATACCGGCCTTATCAGCATTGAAAGGTTTCAAGCTAGATAAAGGACCGGGTTTGAACGTCTCCTTCATGAACATCCTAACCTTGTGCGCGTCGAAAGCGTCCTCGGAAACTTGAGTAGAGTAAGAGCTGGTAACAGCCTTCTTCGACGCTTCTTGAATTGCAAGTTCCATTAAGAATTCACTATGGTGAATCTCATCGAGCGGAACAAACATGTCCTTCATGGCACGATCAACGATCTCAGTAGCAACGCTTACAGCAGTTGGACCAGGTACTTTAGAAGGGGTCTTCTTGTTAAGATACCTGGTCGCGATTGCCTTAACAGATTGAGGCATTGAATCACGAGAGAAATGGTAGCCGTAACCGGAACAGAATCTGCGGAACGTCCTCACAATAGAAAGTCGCCTCTTATTATCGAGAGGCACCATGAAGTCGTCAACATTGATCTGTCCGTTACGGATGTCAGAAGGTATCAACGTCTGTTCAGCATTCGTTAGGACCATGTCGGGATCGATGAATGGGGTAGTACCCATCACCGTATCCGCGGCCCTAAACGAATCACAAGGCGTCACCCGCAATCCATCAGGAACCTGGGCTTCCAGGTCCTCTTCCTTAATATATGAGATGCCGGTAATCAAACCAGGCATCCAAGTAGTGGACAGAAGATTATAGGCCGTCCCGAGTGGCTTACTCAAAGGCTCGGCATTGGATACAAAGTAATCCATGCACGAAGCCTTGACATTGTCACCGAAACGTAAAACCATGGTCGTAGAAAAGATCGAACCACCAATAGAGGCGGTCGAGACCTGGTTAGACTGCAACATCCTGAAGACAATTCTGGACTCCTTACGATAGTAAAGGACCCAACAAGTCAATACGAGAAGGTAAAAATTGGAATTGGTAATACCAATCCTAGAAGGGAAATCAGAGACCATTCCAAGCTTGTCTAAAATCAAAGATTGGTAAGGCACATTGAGGAAAGGAAGTCGAGCTGCCATAGGCAGCCGACCAAGAAGCTCGAGGGCGTACTCACGAACGAAGTGGACATAAAGTCCTAACTTCTGAAGGACGACCTCGGCAAAATCCCCAAAAAGAGCCTTAACAACTTGAATCTCGTTGTCGACAACAACAGCACTGTAAGACGAAAGAAGTCTATACAGATAGCTGTGTGGTCTGAAAACGAAGACTACAGCGGCCGCGGCTTGATGCATCAAACCGATGGTGTTAATAAGGAAGAAAGCGGAAACGCATTTGAAAACGTTCCGCTTTCTCCATTGAAGGTCGAAACCGACAACAGCCATCGACATTACGAGCGTCGTTGAGGTTTTATAACCCAACAGCCTAGCAGCCCAAACGAAAAGCGAGAGTACCTGATAAGAAGTCAACTCGAACCAGGGTTTTTCAACAACTGGAGTATCGAGTGACTGATCGGCCAAAACGTGCCTCGCAAAATCGAGAGCAGCGGGTTCCGCAACCTTAAGTTCGCGAACGAATTCGTTAACGGGTTCGGGGATCGGTGGACCATCTGGACAATAAGGACCGGTAATCGGAAGATTATTGGCGATTAAGAAATCCATAACTTCACGAGAACCGTCATGTACCAAATAGGTCCTCTCCCTAGCGCGAGTCAGTGCGACTAGTAACATACCATGGGCCGATGCAACAGGTAAACAATCTTTAGTGAGATGGACTATAGCGTTATCCACGGTAGAGCCTTGAAAAGAACGAACAGTGTATTTCTCACTGTCGTTAGGACTCCTACCATGTCTGATCGCATTGTTATGGGTGAAGAACATCTCCTGAGCACCCGATGGCAACTGCCAATCGGATGTATTGGAGACGTCTGCGACGCACTTGACTATCAAAGAGTCGGCCTCGCCAAGTGGCCTATTAGAGCCAAACCCATAATCACATTGTTTATTCATCCAATGAACGGTGTCACGACCATTTCTGAAGTTGATCATCAATTGATGTCTAGGTAGATCATCAATGACGATAGCCAACTCACCATCGGGCCTGACTGCGTCCTGGATATTAATACCTTCCACGCCTGTGCGAATACCAGTTTGTTTGGTATCGCCAACGATGAAAACCTCGTCCGGAGAAGTCAACCGGATGACCATTTTGATATACCGCCAATCAAGGGCGGTAAACTCGTCGATGAAAAGTCGCTTACAGAGGCCCAATTTGAGGCCTCTGTGAGTAGTAGCGAACTTAAGATCGCGTGGTCGTCCGGTGACAGGATCTGGTACCATTTCGTAATCGGTACGGAGTTTCATAAAAGGAACGTAAATACTATCCTCATCGTTCGCAATACTACGAATGAGGTGAGATTTACCAGCTCCTGGTCCACCAAGGATGTAAGAAAACTTCGCGGTATTTTCGAAACCTTTATTCGGAACGTACTTCTTAACGTCCTGAAAGAGTTTCGCCAAACCAGCAGCCTTATCGTCATCGTCTTGGAGCTCGTTAATTATAGAACGAAGCTCATCGTCGGTCATAGAAACATCAACCAAACCGGTAGCCGAAGCATTATGGCATTTTACCACCTGCTTCCCAAGTTTCGGCGCAATCTCGCGACAGAATTCACAACCAATAGTATGTTCGACCGAGACGTCCAAATTCGTCCGGTACTCTTTAGTACTATTGTCGGCCCTAATCAAAGGGGTACTGTCCAAGGTAAAGAACTCGTTATCCGGATAAACCGCGATATTCTTCGACACTCCATTTTGATGGATGTACCGAGCGAGTCCTGCCAAAATACCAACTGGTTTCTTTGCTAAAGCGAGCAAAAGATTCTTGGGAGCGTAACCGAAAGCGTTATCCAACACTTCGTCATTAATGCCTTTGGTCCTCATCACATGTATCAACACGGCTAAGGCAAATCTTGGAACGTCGATAGGTTTCAACGTCCACGGTGTAACGAGTTCCTTATTAACTAAGGAAACTCCACCGATCATTCTACGAACGTACATAACAACGACGTCGTGTGCCAAAGCCTTTTGTTGAAGAGACATCGCCCAATTGACGGTGCTAACCCATTCGTCCAAATTAACGGCGAAACGGGTTTTTTCTGGATCCGCGCCTTGAAAGACAGCGGCAGCATCCATCAAGAGAGCACGATGTTTGTGCCTCGGGAGTCCCAATGTCCTCGGAACGTAGTCGGGACGGCCATTCACCTTAGTAATAGAGTAAATGGCGTAGGGTCCGACACGAGAGACAATTTCAGTGACCAAACTATAATCAACGCAGTCCAACACAGGATTATTAAGGAACCAACCCCAGGTATCCTTATTATGTGAGTAGCCATTAGAATAGCCACCACGATAAGTGAGTGTGGACCGGTTGTTAACCGGATTGTGATCGTAACGATAATGCTTGTCGGGTGCAACATTATCGAAAACAAGTTCGTCTGGATAGATGCCGTAACCGACCGCATGATTAGCGCCGGTACGATTGAAGAGGTCCTCCATTTGTTTAGGACCTACTTCATAAACATCTCGGAAAACGAGACGTTCGTATTTCCTCTCAAGCTCGTCGAGTTCCGTAAAAAGACCCATCTGCCAACCCTCTTGAACTCTAACACATTCTAGTAGTTCGCGAACGGTTTTAAGACGGGCACGGTAAGTGTCCTTTGCAATGAGACTACCGGAACCGTTCAGATTTTTATTGAACCTCTTCGCAAATCGTTCGAGCAAAGGAACTACTGTACGTAGATAGTCCTTTGACTCGACACCAGCGAAGTAATGGTCAATGTTGGAGTTGATCTCATAAGTGTCGAGGTCGTTGTAAGCAGAGCCGACCACCAAAGAAGGTATGGACGAGCTCTTAACTCTATACAACGCCTCGAACATCTCGCGAGTCAAAATGCGTCCACCCGCTAAAACGGGATGATCGCTAGTATTGTTCCGCCCACCGGTGATATCGAAAGGGATACCATCAGCCAATTCACGCAACTCTTTTTCTTGTTTAGGAGTCAAATTTAAATTGACCCTAAGAGTGCTGGCAGTTTTCGTTTTGAACCTTTGGTTCGCCTCGTTCAGGCCCATGGTTGATGCGTTGGCCGCAGTAGCAACGTTGATTACAGTTTGTACATCAACGTGCACGTAGAGACTATCATCTATGGTAGATCGTCCAAAACGGATACGACGATGTGACCGCCTATGGAAGGCACAAGTCACATAAGTTGTACCGTTGATCACCGCTATGTCTCCACGAAGAAAGGCACGACTCGGGAATAATTCAGTTAAAACGAGGTAATCGACGCGACGCAATGTCTTGTCGATACCATACTGAATGCCGATGCTCTTCAAAAACTGTTCCTCGCAGTATGCCGGAAACGACGACAAAGTATCGAGTGTCATTGGACACCGAGTAGTCGCCATCTTAGCAAAGAAGGCCTTGCGAGCATTTTCGAGTTTTGAAACATCGACAGCCGCATGCCAACAGAACTGTCCTTTAGCGAGTTCATCCACAGAGGAATGAAACTTAGACAAGTTCAACGCGTAGAAACAGAAACAACTTGCGATGATAACAAAGCAAGTGCTGACCGGATCAACCAAGGGAAGGCGTATTAATAGCCGTAATGCGACAGGACCATAGTCCTGCGCGAACCGAACGACCTCGGAAACAAACCAGTAATAGGAAAGGACAAGTCCTTCCAACTGGCCGCCGAAGAAAAAGCGAAACACAAGTTGGTCAACATCGAGTGGGCAGTAAAAAAGAAACCCGATCAACCAAAAGAGCCACAAGTAGTCGCTCATCTCGGCACCGCCCCGTTTTAGACTTTTATTATATAAGTCTGGTGGGGTCACGCCGGTAAGATGAGAGACGATCGTAGTGGCTACAATCCATTGAATATGAAAGATTATATTTCGATCAGCAGAACTCAAAGCGC